ATCAAGCAACAATTCAGCCCTATCTGGGTGTAAAAAGATCTCTCGCTGATAATTATCTATCTTGCAATCTAATACCAGCTTCACGTCCTTCGTATAATCTACCCATGATAAACCCGACTGTAACACATCCAATTCTAAAGGACATACAATTTTTCCAAGAAGATCATGATATCTAAAAGAGCGCTTAAGAAAAGAAACCTCAGATATATCCTGAAACTCCTGTACAATTGGTTTCTTAGATGCATCTGTGAAACCTAGCCCCAAAGATTCAAAATAATCTCTCATCGTTACAGCATTAAGCACATCACAATATCTCATAACTGCATTTAGTTTATCATCACCATATACAAAATCTGTTACATCAGAGAAAAACGCATGAACTTGCGGCTCAATCCCTTTAGTCTTTAATTGTCTATAATACCAACCTGCTGTGTACATTCTATTGATTAGGCTGTTAAAAATAGCTGTTAAGAAATGCCCAGAAGCTAAGGAATGAGTCGTAATATATAAATCATCCATCATAATAACTAATGAGTGAATTAAACACTCTAAAACCATGGCGGCGATTTTAGGCTGCGAACCTTTGTATTTACGCATAATAACATCAAACAAAGCCCTTTGAAACTCAGGAACCATTCCTTTATCCCATTTGGCCACATCTCCTGCAAAAACTTTTCCTTTCTGCAACTTTTCATACATTTTAGGCCATTCCTTAATAGGATTTATTCCAACCATAACTTGATTGAAATCTCTTGAAGTAATCACAGACTCTACAAATCTTCCAAAATATCTCTTAGCCAAGATTTGTTGAATAATCGTTCCCACTCTAAAAGTTCTAGGAACTCCTTCTTTGGAATTATTTCTCACTTCATCTTTAGGGGTTTCAACCCAAAATAATTTAGACCAATCTTCTTCTGTCATCGTACCGTCATTAACTGCTTTTTCGAAATTATTTATCTCTTTCCAGCACTCTTCGGTAAGATTTCCAGTTTCAAAATTAATATAGTATTCCTTGTCTTTATAGCAACCAAAACCGTTAGACGAGTCCTTATTCAGACCATTCAACAATTCGTTTCCTTTGACAACTTCATACCAGGGTAAATCCCCGAAATCATCAAACATTTTTTCCACCACCTTACTAGCAAAATTTACTTCTGGTAATGGAGGTTTTCC